ATAATGTAGTTACCATATGTAATTGGTTCACGGTCAAGGAGAGCAATTTGCTTTCCAATCCAACCATATCCATTGTCCATTACTCGTCGGATAATATTAGGAGCATTGCTCGATTCTATAGGAATCAATTGTTTACCAAGGATTGACTTTGGACGAGCATATGGAACATCAATCTTTGCTAGGTCACTAAGGGTAAATTCCTGCATCCCACCTTTATCACGGATGGCATTGACTAATTTGTTGTTAATTCGCCCTGCTGAATCGCGCAAAGCATAAGTAGCATCTGCGTAAATTCTTTCAGCAAAGTTCTGAACACCTACTTCATCGTGGATTGCAAAGCGTTTTGCTAGGGCTGCGCCCTCTGGGGTTCCAATATAATCAACAAGTTTACCAATTACTTCACCCTGTGGTCTATGAGCATTCCAAAGAACAATGTTTCCAAACTGACCATTGCGCTTTCCAACAGTATTGTTAAGTTCAAGAAGCCAGTTAACTTGAAAGCCTTCACTATCTGAAGCAAGTTGTGTATATTCACCTCTGAAACGGTGAAACTTAAGAGCCTCAGTAATGTTTGGGTTGAGTGCAATGCTTGGACCAAACCGTTCAAGTGAACGAGAGGCAACTTCAGTATCAGATAGACGCATTTCTGCACGGTAGGAAGAGCCTAAAATATCTTCAACGATTGGCTTACCATCAAAACGAGCAAAATCTGCAGCATATTCTGATACACGATTACCCATTGCTGTATTAAAGAAACGTGGACGGAAACGATTATTAAGTACAGATTGAGCGACTGCCTGAGCAAGACGCTCTGGGTCATCAGCAAGTGCTATAAGTTCTTCTTTGCTTTTGGTTTTGCCAAGCGTCTTGTAGATAGAATTATAAAGAACTCCAAGACTGGTTGTTTCAACTTCTTGAAGGAATCCTTTTTTCATTAAAACTTTATTTTTTACGCCAGGAACTTCATTTACACGTAGGGCGCGTGAGATTTCACGACCTTTAATGTAGAGGCTAAGCCCCTCTGCTCCATTAATAAATAAATGTGTTCCAACTTCTTCTACAGAAGTACGGACTCCAAGGCGAGGAAATAGGTTTCCAAATGACCAAACGTCTGTTACAGCCTGAACTGCTGCATTGTTAGATGTCCCACCAATAACCTTGTTAAGAACACCTGCTTTTGCAGATGCTCGACGCCAAGCGTTCAAATCTGGAAGAGCGCGAGCATTTTCTAGTTGGTAAACTCGAATAGCACGTTGAGTTCCATTGACTTCTGCAGCATTGAACTTATCAATATCAGCAGGAATGTTGCCCTCTGTAATGGCGCCCTTGACACCAACACGAGCCTTGTTAAGTTTAGCCCAACGAGCACCAAGAAGACCTAATTGCTGGTCAACCATAGCAAGTTTTTCAGTAACATCTTCGCCAAGTTTAGCCTGCGCCTTTAACTGTTTCTTTGCTAAAGCAAGAGCCTTGCGTTCAAGTTGATTTTGCTTCATTTCACTAACAATTGAAGCATTAACTTGGTTAGCCTTACCTTCAGCACTAGAAATTCGTAATACTTCTTGTGCTGCCTTGCGGATTCCCGCAGGCGCAGCAAGATTTTCAGCAGATACGAGACCTGATGTTGCATTAAGTTCACCAAGATTGACTGATTCCTGGCTTACTGAGTAAAGTTCTTTAGATAAGTCATCAATTGCTGAGTAAAGTCTACGACCAACCTCTGAGTACTCAAGACCCATAGCGCGTCCCATAGATTTTAGGACACCAGTAAGGACAACTAAGCGCTGACCTTCATCTGCCCCAACCCAATAACGACGAACTATTGAGGCTGATGTTTTATCAAAGCCAATAGCGCGACTCATTGCAAATATTTTGTCAGCATCTGATGCATCTGAAATTTGAATAATACGTTCTTGCTTAGGGGCAATCTCGAATGCCTTAACAAATCGGTTGACCCGTGCAGAAATGGTGCGGTCACGTTCAGTAAAGAATTGTAGTTTTTCTCCTGCTGGAGAAGTTGCAAACTGTTGGTTAACACCAAGTTTTTCAGCCCAAACAACTGGGTCTTCTGACATAACTTTTGAAAGGTCTTCTGTAGCACCAGGAAGACCTGTATTGCGAAACTTCTTTGTGTTAAACATAAAGTTAGCAACATCTTTAACCTTATTATTGATGCTATCAAAAACTGTGTAGCGTGGATATAAAACCGTGCGCTGCATTACAGCAGTTCCCTGTGTAAGAGCAGTAATATCTGTTTGACCTTGGAAGAATTGAATAGTTGACTTAGCATCTTTGACGCCAAATTCAGACATATCAGAAATTAGACCAGGTGATAGTTCTTTATAACGATTACGAAGTTCTGTGTATGCAAGAGCGGATTCTTCTGGGGCACCATTCTTATATTTATCAACTAACTTGCCAGCCTTATCAAAGTAAGTTGCTACTTGTGGTCTAGTTTCTACAACTCGCGCAAAGTCTGCAGAGGTTACGCCATTCTTAGCCATACCGTACTTAAACGCAAGGGCTGCTTTGTTAGCCTTGCCAGCAAGAATAAGTGGGTCAAGACCAAAAGTTACGCCAAAGTCAATTGGACCAGAGATGGCTGTGAAAAGCAAGCGTGACTTTCCATCACCCATTACAGCCTGTTCCCACTCGTGCGGGAGAACAGAAATTAAATCACGAGCAAGGTCACGTCCTGGAGATATTTTAGATTTGGAGTAACGTGAGAATGCATCTGCGATTGCTGCAGTTGTATCTGCGTCTCCGCCAGTCCATTTAGCAATAAGCCCAGTAAGTGCTGGATTATTCTTATATGTATCAAACTCAGCAACTAGGTCTTTTCCAGATGCAAGCATCTTTGCAACAGTTGCTACATTTGGGTCTAAATCTTTTTCAAATTTAGCAGTGGCTGTTGTATCAAAGATAGCCTTAGGGTCAGATGCCTGTGCCCAATATTGCTTCCATCCGCCACCTTGGTAATTAGTATTAATATCTTTTCCACCAGGAAGCAATTCTGTAATGCCTTGACCATACATATCTGCAACTGTGCGCCAGTCTTTTAGAAAATTATTGTCAGTTGCATTTTCATAAAGAACTTGAGCCTCATAAGGCTGTTTAATTAATTTAGTTGCTGGGCGAAGAGCGGTATTAAGAGCGCGACCAACTGGGTTAGTTTCTGCAACTACTGGAGTCAAAGCATACTGACCAACTGTTTTAGCGGTATTAATTGCTAACTGACCTGTAGTCAAGTTCATTACTTGCTTAAAAATATCTTTAGTTGAACCGCCGCCATACCAGACTGCAGATTTAACCATATTTACAACACCACGTGCTGTATTGTAAATTATTCCCCTGTCATCTTGTGTGTACTTAGGATGGTATAACTCAGAAAGAATCTGTTGTGTCTCTGGCTTATATGACTTAAATTTTGCATAAGCATCATTTTGTGACATAGCAGAAAGATTTGTATGAATTTTTTGGAATTCTACAAGTGCGTTAAGGCGAGCAATGTCCTCAGCGCTTGCATTTGCCTGTAGCGCAGCGCCTGCTACTGCTGGGTTAGATTGACCTAGGTTTCTTATGCTCAATTATAGACCTCTTGAAACAGCAAAGTCGTAGATAGCCTGTACATCTCCAGTTGAATCGTATTGAATCATATTAGCAAGGGTCTCTGATAGAGGTCGCTCTTGTGGAAGATTAAGAGCCTCTGAGCCAGCACCTGGACCAAAGTCCATACCGTGTGTCATTGGTTCGTTAGGGCGCTCTGTTGGAGCAGTTAAGGGTGTAATTGAAGGCAAGTTTAATGCTGGAGGTTTAGATGGTCCAGCCATAGGTGCAGACATCTGTTGTGCCATAGTCTCTTGTCCTTGTCCGTAAGGAAGACCTGGAATATATTTAGCAGCCTGAGTACCTGATTGACCCGCTCCGCCTGTTGCTGAGACATTAGCAGGGTTGTTCTGTGGAGCAGTTGGGCGCAATCCGCCGCTATTCTTATTGCCTGCCATAGTTACTCCTACTTAGAATGTTTGAATTGTGATTTAGATATGTAAGGACCTGCTGTGAATGCTGTAAGTCTTGATGCAATTTCCATTGCCTCATATGCATCAGCACCTGCGTGCAGTGCTCCTAGTGCATAAGGCGCACCTGAGCCTGCAGCATAAACTCCGCTGATATTTTTACTTACTGCTAGTTCGTGGTCAATATCAAATATCTCACCGCATACTGCGATAAGAAATTGAAATCTTGATTCTGTCTTTGGTTCATCAAAGTTAAAACCATTTGATGATAAACATTTACGAAGAGAAGGCATAGCCTTTGTAATCATAAAATGAAATAAATCTTTTTTATCAGCCTTGGCTGGCGATGGTGGTTCCCATATATGCTGTGCCACGTCACAAGGAAGAACCTCGCCACTGCCTGCAATCAGGTAACCATTTGCTTCTGAAATCTTTTTTACATTTGGGTGAGTGTAGATGTATCCACTGTCATCCGTAGTTCGGCTATCAGCCACAAGGACGCAACTATCGTCGTATTCAATACCAATTAGCGTTGTCATTGTCCCCTACTTTGTTAACCTTTGGTTACTACTCGTGCGTTTGTTTTTCCTGATGAAGTTAGACTTGAAAGAATTGATTGAATATCTGGCTGTGCTTGTGGTGGTGCGGCTTGCTCTGGTGGAAGAGCGCCTCCTGCTGGAGAAGCGGTGGGAGCAGGGGACGGTTGCTCAACCATAGGTGCTGCCCCAGCAGGAGGAACTTGTTGCTGAGGAGCAAAGGTTGCTTCAATAGCATCCTCAAGAGCCTGTCCTTTTTGACGTGCCTTGATAACCGCAGCAATTTTGCGAACTACCTCTGAGGCATCTCCGCCAGATGCAGCCATTTGTGGGATGGCTTGTGTATAGGCAGTAATGGAACCAAGAAGGGAATCTCTCATCTTCTCAATTTCAATCTTTTCTAATTCTTGTGTGACGTTAACTGTGAATGGAAGTTCACGCATAGCCATATCCTTAGAGATAAGACCGCCACCTAAAGCCTGGAGCATAAAGATAAGTCCCTGTGCAGGGTTAAGACCAGCAAGCATTCCATAACGAACATCAGCAGAGTAGTCTTGCTTGATATCCTTAGTTGGTTTGTACGTAATCTCGTAAGGTGAACCAGAGTCGACACCACGAATGGTCTTCTCTTCTGGGAAAATCATTTCATCTACACAGAAAGAAATTTGAATTACATCACGAAGTGCTGCAGCAAAGATTGCTTGCGCTGATTTAACCTGGGTATCAAAGGCTCCCATAAGAGCCTGTACACCTTGTCCCGTTACAACTGATGCATTGATGTTTCCTGTACGTGATTCAGGATAACGTGAGCCAACTCGAAGTTCTGCATTGAGCAGGTTCTGCTCTGTGAAGGCACCCTGTGGGATGTTGAGGTCTACACGCTTTACGCCTGCTGGGTTGGATGTACGGATAACCGCATCTCCGCCCAACTGTAGTTCCTGTACATCCTGTGGAAGAACGATAGGAGCCTGAACGCTCTTCTCTGCTGCTTCCATTGCAAGCAACGCAAAGCGGTTGCGTAGCAATTGGATACCAAGGACGTCATCAAATTGTCCACGTAGTTCACCATCAACAGATGGCTTACGTGCGATGACTACCATCATCTTACCAATAGGATTTGAAGCCTTTGATAGTACTAGGTTGTCTTTTGATGGGATATAGATAATCGACTGGTCTTTGTCGTAATAGCGAATTAACTCAACCTGACCATTCAAGTCTTGTCGGTAGCCTTGGGCACCTAGAAGTACTGAATCGTATTCAGGGAACTGAGTAACGAGTTCGCCTAGTGTCATCATATATCGTTTTGCAAATGCAACACAGCGTCCGTAGCGGTCAAATTCGGGGTAAGCCCCCACTGGGTTCTCTACGCGGATGCGAGGCAGTTTGCTTTCTTCGTCTAATTCAATGATGAAAGGGACGAAACCAAATGTAATGTACCAGTCAGCGCCTGAGTACATCTGTACAGCCAAATCAGAATGTTGGAAATAGTTAGCAGCAATGCGAGTGCGCTTGTCAGCAAAATTACGTGCACGGTCATTGACAGCATTTGCTGCTGAACAGTTGACTGCAGGAAGTGGAGCCATTACTTCAGATAGGTCGCGTGCGACGATATCAATAAAGTTTGCTACTACGTTTGCATCAACGCCATCTGGGAAGAAGTCAGGATAAACTTCGGCAATTTTTCCCTTACGGACAGCCAAAACGTCAAGGTTGCGTGCGTCACGCTCGTGGTTGCGATAGCGTAGAGATTGAACTCTTGCTGCAACCTGCTCCATTGATAATGCCATTGGTTTCCTATCCGTAGTTTTGAGACCATTGCTCAGCAAAGGCTTCATCTAAATTCAGTGAACCACGTGTGGACATTTGTGCCCTTGTAGCCCATCGGTTTGTTTGGTATTGACCCACTCTGGATGACTGCTGCATAAGTTCTCGGATGCGGATTACCGCAAACCAGAGAGCCATAACGCAGTCGGTAGGATTCTTAGTGTCTGGCTTCCAGGTAATCAACTCTTGAACCAAAGTCTTAAGACCTTCGGAGCCTTCATTAGAAGGCAGTTCGATGATGTTGTTATCTTGGAATCGTCCATCACGGGCATTGCCAAAGAGCATTGCCATAGATGCCACACCAAAAGATGTGTCCCACTTATTCTTACCAGTGAAGTGTGAGTTCAACTGGCACCCATACTGGGCTAAATAGTTTCTTAAGTTATCATCCAGGGCGTAAGCCTTCTGGTGAGCATTGATTTCAATACGCAGTTCTTGTGGCTTGTACTTCTCGACCCAATCCTCAATCAAGGTTTGAATCTTGGCTGGTGTTGGCTCAGTCATATTGACTGCATCAAGTACGTAAATCTTTCCATCGGCTCTGTTATAAGTACAGATGACAGCGCCTGTGGCTCCTGCCATAGCAGGGTCAAGACCCATAACCGTGTAGGTAGATTCTAAATGCTTGGGGTGTCCAGGGGTGTTAGCCTTTAATGGTCCGCGTTTACGCATTCCGTTGACCGAGGATTGCACGCACAGTGGTGAGAAGATGCTGTCTTCTTGGACATCTTCTTGCTGGTAGAC